AGAATACTTGTTTTACCTTGTGCATATCAACGTCAATATGTTGAGTGGGCTGATAGAGGACAGGGATCGGGCGCACCGATAAATGTTTATGATGCTTCTAGTGACATCTTAACTAAAACTACAAGAGATGAAAGCAACAAAGACCGTTTAGAGAACGGTAACTATGTTGAGACTTGTGGTAACCACTACGTGTTGTTAGTAAATGGTGCGGATTCAACTCCAGCATTAATTACAATGAAAGCAACACAACTAAAGAAGAGTAGAAAATGGAACTCAATGCTACTTAATCTAAAGATTAATGGTAAGAATGGGCTGTTTACTCCTCCTTCTTATAGTCACTTCTATCGTTTGAAAACTTCAAAAGAAGGCAACGATAAAGGTAGTTGGTATGGTTGGGAGATTAGTAGAGAGGATCAACTTGGCGACGCTAATCTTTACAACATAGCGAAGACATTTGCAGAAAGTGTTGGTAAGGGAGAAGTTAAAGTTAAGTACGAAGAAGAGACTACTAACTCTAAAGACGTACCGTTCTAATTAAACACGGGGCGGTCATCCGCCCCTTTACTTTGGATATGAATGGAAAAGAGTGTAGAAAAATTTAAGAGCATATTTTATGGTATGGATCGTGCTTATGGACAATATAAAAGCAATGGCGAATCTAAAGATGGAAAGGCTGGAGGAACAGCTTACATAATTAAAAAACCTGTTGTTGATAAATTATGGGAGGATCATTTGGCTGGAAAAGATCCTAGTCTTGGTATCATACCAATACGTGATGACTCTACATGCACATGGGGTTGCATTGATATAGATCGTTATCCTCTAGAACATAAAAATCTTATAGCAAAAATTAGAAATTTAGGATTACCACTTGTTATATGTAGATCAAAGAGTGGTGGGGCGCATGTGTTTTTATTCATGAAAGAAACGGTTGAAGCTGAATTTATGCGTGATAAACTAATGGATTGGGCAGGAGAACTTGGATATGCAAACTGTGAAATATTTCCAAAACAAATTGAAATCAAAGCGGACAGAGGGGACACTGGAAATTTTCTTAATCTTCCCTATCACGGCGGTGACGATAGCTTACGTTATTGTTTTAATGATGACGGGGCTAGTGTTGACCTTAGTGGGTTTTTTGATTTATATGATAAATATTGTACGACAAAAAAAGATTTAAAAAATTTAGTAATAAAAAGAAAGCACGATGTAAAAGACATGGACGACGGACCACCGTGTTTAGCAACATTGATGTCACAAGGTGTGCCACAAGGCAGTAGAGATAACACATTGTATCAATATGCAGTGTACGCAAAAAAGAAATGGCCAGATAATTGGCAAGAAAAGATAGATAGTTTCAATCATAAATACATGGACCCACCTGTTAGTTCACAGCAAGTGCAAAAGACAATAAGACAACACGAGAAAAAAGATTATAAATACAAATGTAAAGACCAACCAATGTGTGCAGTATGCTCGCCTTTGGCATGTAGAACTAGATTGCACGGCATAGGCAATGATGCTTTAGATTTAGTTAGTGATTTAACAAAGTATGAAAGTGATGAGTCTACTTGGGAGATAAATATAAATGGTAAAAAGATTAGACTTACAACCGAACAATTAGTAGAACAAGCTAAATTTAACAAAGAGTGTGTAAATCAAGCTAGTGAATATCCTACCAGATTAAGACCAAACGATTGGGATAACAGATTAAGAATGTTGTTAAAAACTGCACAGATATTTGTCATGCCACATGAGGTAACAAAGGCCGGTAGGTTTGAAATTTTATTAGAAAGATTTTTAGAGGATCAAGGAGAAGCTGATCACATTGATGAAATAGAAATAGGTAAAGCCTTGTTTGAAGAAAGAGAATATTTTGAAAAAGTAAAAGATGAATCTGGTAGAGAAAAAGAAGTAGAAGTAAATAGAATGACAGCGTATTTTAAGTCAGAAGAGTTACAAAAGTTTTTAAAGAAGCATGATTTAAAAAATATTACACCAACAGAAATACTAGCTCATCTCAGAGGGAAGTTGAAAGGTGGTGACACAAGACGTAGAATAAAAGGTAAACCTACTTTTGTTTTGTATGTGCCTTGGCAAAGAAAAAATCAAGATGATTTAAAAGTGCCAGACATGGGAGAGGAGACACCGTTTTGAGAAATATTATATTTGGACCACCGGGAACAGGTAAGACAACACACTTGCTACGTATTGTAGAAACAGAATTAAAAAAGTATCAAGTGCCTCCACAAAAAATAGCTTATCTTGCATTTACAAATCAAGCGGCAGATGAAGCACTGTCTCGTGCTATATCGCAAATGAATTATAGTAAGAAAGAGTTTACTAACTTTAGAACACTACACAGTTTAGCTTACAGACAATTAAATTTAAAAGAAGAAAATATAATGAACGACGAGGATTATAATTATATTTCCAATAAAATACAAATAAAATTAAGTAATCCTAATAATAAAGTAAAGCAATACGGTGTTGGTTTTCCATCTGATGTTTTTATTCAAGTAATAGATGGTGCAAAAATAAGAGGTTTAACAGCAGAGTCTTACTTTGGTCACCCAGAGATAGGGCATTTAGATGGTGGCTTAATTAAATTAAAATATATTGATGAAGCTTTAGTCAAATATAAAAATGCAAGAAATAAATACGATATGACCGACATGATCGTAGATTTTAATAGAATGCATTATGATAGAATGCCTAATTTCGACGTGGTGATAGTAGATGAAGCACAAGATTTAAGTTGGTTACAATGGAAAATGGTAGAAAGAATTACAGCAAAAGCAAAAAGAGTTTACGTTGCCGGTGATGATGACCAAGCTATCTTTCTATGGGCTGGTGCAAGACCAGAGTTTTTAATGAATATGGAAGGTGATAGAACTATTTTAAATAAATCATATCGTTTATCAAAACTTATTCACGCTAGAGCTGATAAATTAATACGAAGAGTTAAAGGCAGAGTTGAAAAAGAGTGGACATCGAGAGATGATTTAGGTGAAGTAAAAGTGTTTCCTAATGAACAACTAGATAATTTAAGACAGGGTAATTGGCTTGTTCTCGCGAGACACGGACACCGGTTAACAAAAATAGAAGAAGATATGAAGAAAAAAGGTTTGTATTACTTAAAAACAAACAAGGACGGTAAGAAAGAACCGTCCATAAGTGAACGTGTAAGACGTGCTATTTTAGGTTGGCAAGCTCTTTGTCAAGGTAGATCAGTTGATTATACCACCGTGAAGAGCTGTTACACGTACATTCAAACAGGTGTTGGTGTTGACAAGGAACACAAAGCCATGAAAGGTGCAAACAAAGATGCAATGTATTCACACGAAAAACTAAGCAAGGATCACGGATTAAAAATAGGCAGAGACCAACCGTGGTTTAAATCATTAGTTAACATATCATCTACTAATGTAGAAATAATTAGAGAAATGTTACGTCGCGGTGAAAATATTAAAGCAGAACCTCGCATTGAATTATCAACGATACATGGATCAAAAGGTGGCGAAGCAGACAATGTTATGTTATTTACGGATTTACCAAGAAAGGCTGATATGAAATATTGGAATGATAAGGACGAAGAAAGAAGAGTATTTTATGTTGGAATGACACGAGCTAGAAACAAATTACATTTAGTTCGCGCACAAACGAGTAAAGAGTTTTCGGAGGTGTTCTAATGGTATTTAATATACACACTGCACTTAAACAATTAGATGTTACATTAAAACAAGTAAAGAAAACTAGGGCACAACTTCCAAAGCTTAACCGTGAAAAGGTTGATCAAGAACTAAAAATACTTTTACTTGACTTACAACTATTACAACAAGATTTAATTTACATGAGAGACCATGGCGAAAAAGAAATACAGAACGACTAGAGAATATTTAGATACCGCCGCAAAGATCGTAACAGGTCAAAGGCAATATGATTACGGTGACAAGTATCAGAATCATAAAAACATATCAGAGCTTTGGAGTTCTTATCTAGGTAAGAAAGTATCAGCACACGACGTTGCTATATGCATGTTACTCGTAAAAGTAGCGCGTCTTAAGAATAGAAAGACAGAAGATTGTTATATAGATATGGCTGGGTACGCCGCCATAGCTGGAGAAATACACGAAAGAGAAGATGAGTCCGATACAGATACCACTTTTTGAACCACGCACTGAGTGGATTCCACCAGAAGTAGTTCCAAATCTATCAGAAGCAAAAGAGATTGCTATCGATTTAGAGACATACGATCCAAGTCTTAAAGAACTTGGACCGGGTTGGGTACGAGGAGAAGGACATGTCTTGGGCGTGGCTATAGCTGTTGAAGGTTGGAAAGGTTACTTTCCGTTAAGACATGAGAACGGTGGTGGTAACTTTGATGAAAGATTATTTAAAAGACAGTTTCAAAAGATACTAGACCTGCCTTGTGATAAAATATTTCACAATGCAAGTTATGACGTAGGTTGGTTAAGACGCTGGGGTATGAAAATAAACGGACGTATAATAGATACGTTGACGGCATCTATTCTTATAAATGAAACAAGAGTTGCTTACACATTAAACATTTTAGCACGAGAATATTTACAAGAAACAAAGTCTGAGGCTGGTTTAATAGAAGCGGCGCGGGCATGGGGTGTTGATGAAAAATCTGAAATGTACAAATTACCGGCTATGCATGTGGGTGAGTATGCAGAACAGGATGCAGAGTTAACATTAAAATTATGGCAACAATTTAAACCAGAAATAATTAGACAAGAGCTAACAAGTGTATTTAATCTAGAAACAGATTTGTTTCCGTGTTTGATAGATATGACGTGGAAAGGTGTTCGTGTTGATTTAGAAAAAGCAGAAAAATTAAAGAAACAATTAAAGAAAAAAGAAGAACAAGTTTTACTTGATATTAAAAAAGAAACAGGATTAAAAATAGAAGTTTGGTCTGCCGCTAGCGTGGCATTAGCTTTTGATAAGTTTAATATACCGTATGGTAGAACAGAACTAACAAAGCAACCAAAGTTTGATAAGAACTTTTTGTTATCGCACAAACATCCGATAGCAAAGATGATTGTCAACGCGAGAGAAATAAATAAAGCTAGGTCTACTTTTATTGATACAATTTTAAGACATTCTACAAATGGTCGTATACACGCACATATTCACCAGATGCGCAGTGAGAAAGGTCTTGCGGGCACGGCCACAGGCAGATTCAGTTACAGTAATCCAAATCTACAGCAAGTTCCAACACGGAACAAGGATCTTGGACCACTGATCAGATCAATCTTCGTCCCAGACGAAGGTTGCAAGTGGGGGTCATTTGACTATAGCCAACAGGAACCGAGAGTTCTTGTCCACTTCGCCTCGCTTACCGGTGGTGGCTTGAAGCTT